AGCAATAGACATCGTAGCTTCATTTATACGTACACCGCGGTAAATAAATACCTGGTTAATATCTTCAAAAACTTTGACGAAGGTAAATGTCTTTCGCACATTACCGCCAAAGTTAAGAACATCACTGGCCCAGTTATTCATTGCAACTGCTGACCAGAAGTCATCAAACAAGCCAATAGATAATTCAACTTCTAAAGAACCTGTGATTTCTGCTTCGGTAGCCATGCCACCTTGACGGAATCGCGAATCGACCACACTGTTCGATGTTTCGGTTGTAACGTTTTCAGTCAAGCTATCCGATACTCGACGTACAGTTTTCCAAACTGGTGTAGTTGGTAATACTTCGGGGGTTTGCTCTTCAGCATAGTAAAGACGGATCTTTGCACCACTCGACATGGCTTTTACTCCTTATAGGCATAAAAAAACCACCTCGAAAGGTGGTTACAAAATTTGGAACATAAAAAAACCGCTCATTGGCGGTAATTTCTTTAAAATTTTAAATCAATCATCTAGATCGACACTTACTCCAGTAACTACATTATGTTTAGTTCCGCCAAGACTACTAACATCGGCTAAACGTATATTTACATCAGAAACACATAGTTTATTAGCTAATTGCCATTTATTCAGCTCTTCAGCCATTACACCTGCCAAGTGTCGTTCCAGTTCTTGCCGTTTAATTTCGATTTCTTCTTGAGTAAGCATGCAGGACATATCAATTCACCCTATAACCAATAGTCACATTATACTGAACAAAGTCAGCATCTTGACCGGAATAAATTGATTGTCCATTCAAACACTCTAAATGTTCGACTGAGAAATACTCAAAATGTGCTAGCAATGCATCGCTAAGTTCTGTTATTTCCCTGTCTCCAGTATTAGGCCGGACAAAACACTGGATTAAAATATTCCCAGTACGGCGTGTACACGGCTTATTTCCTAGTCCAGCAATAAAACTTGGTCCTCCCGTAATGGTTAAACGACACCACACACCTTTCGTTGGTACCGTAAAACCTGGTGCATTTGGATACTGGATTCTATCTTGAGAAATCCCTGTAAAACTCATCATTCGGTCCACGATAGCTTGTCTAGCTTGCTCTAAAGTCATTGCCATTTTAGCCACCGTACTTTTGAGTAATATAAGTAAACGTTGTGCTATAAATGCCCTGCGGTGCTTGATCGGACCAACCGTTTTCTAAACGCTCAGCATATGGCTGGTTGTTTTGAATATAGATCAAACTCCCCAACTTAAACTTAACAGCTTGAATCGCGGCATCTTGCACGGCATTAGTAGAAGGCTCTCGCACACCGTAATCACCAGATCCAACAGAAACAATATGCGATGCTCGATAAGCTCCAGTATCAACTGGACTGGAAACAACAAGTGATTGCACTGTATCCATGGTGATTTTTTTTACATGCTCATCTGCATGTTTTTTAACCTCACTTGCTTCGAACATTTCAAAAAGGTCTTGAGCTATCGCTTGAATTGAATAGGCTTCAAACTCAACACTCGGATCGCGCTCACCCATTCGCTTCTTTACTATTTGCCAGACATGAACCGCTTCATGTAAAAGCAATCCATATACTTGAATTTGGTCTTTATCCGCCGTATCACCAATTTGGACGATTGCATATGCGCCGTCTGAATAAGAACTAACCTGAGCATCTGCCCCCATATCTAAAAATTGATCAGCTTTGCCCATATCTTCAAATAACAAATCCATGTGTAGTTGATTTCGAGCAAGCGTGTACTGCACATGTTGAAATGGTGAGATATACCATTCGGGCACATAATTAGGATTAACCATGGTCTACCCTTTAACTTGGCAAAGGAGTTTCAGTCGCTTCTCTGCTATCAAATGAGTTATGGATAAAAATGCCATCCTCATATTTGGGATGGCATTCACAATGTATTAATGAATGGGCCTTAAGATCATTGTCAGGCACTACCTGAACGCTGTCATGAAACTCGTATACAGTCCAAGTCATATTTACTCCAATAAAAAACCCACCGAAGTGGGTAATTCTTATCTCAATATTAAATTTACTAATGCAAAACTTAAATTAGAACAGGATATTTTATTCTTCTTGAAGTTGCTGAAGAATATTTAAAGTTAGTTTTTCCTCTATTTCGCTTCTAAGCCTTGAATATAGGATAATTTTTTCTTCATAAATTTCGAGAAAATGCAAATACTCTGAATAACTATCATTCAACTCATCATGTATATTCTCAAATTCTTTTAATAAACCTGTAATCCATGGGACCATAAGTTTTAACTGGTTAGTTACAACTCCAAAATATCTAAACTTATCCATTAATGTATTGAATTCATCTTGAATAAGTTGAAATTGTTTAAGCAAACTTTTTATTAAATGTTCATTATTTTTAAAAATTGGATGATCTAGACCTAATCGTATTCTAAAAGGATCCAATTTATCTTTAGCTTCATCAGGTAATAAACATTCAAGTTCTGTGTAAATAAAACCGAACTGATCTATTTCTCTAGAAAATTTTTCAAATTGATTAAATACCTTTAAACCAAATTCATTCCGAACTTGTTTATTATGTTGCTCTCTCCAATCAGTAAATAATATAAATGCTGCGCCCGGAGCTAAAAAAGCAGCTGTCAATGTTAAACTATCTTTTAATATTCCATTAATTTTTGGTAAATCAATAGTTTTACTTAGCCAATTAGTTTCAAGAAGATAAGCAATAATTGTATAAAGGATAAAAAATACTAAAGAGTAAAATACAACATCCTTTATCTTTTGACTTAGAGTTCTTTTAAACATACATCCCCCATATTTTAGAGGGATATTAGAACAACTATTTAAACCTTCCTCAACTGACATTTCCAGATTGTACTGGTTGGATCCTGTTGAATATGAATTACCCGGAATGAGCCTAAGGCTGTAATCCATTCATCATCAATCATCGGCTCTTTGGTAACTTCATTCTGCAGCACAGTTGCCTTTTTATCTGTGGCCAGTACTCCTAGCGTTTGTATTTCATATTGACTGTATGAGCCAAACAAAACGCCACGGCCAGAATAATTTTCTTTAACTTCAACATAAGTTTCTGTCTTAGGATCCCAATTCGTTTTAGAGATGCGCTCACAAGTAAATGAATGAACGGCGTCCGCCAAATCATCATTAAATGCTTCGGTAATATCTGCCTGAATTTCGTCACGTAAGCCCATATCATGCCCTGTAAAGTGGTATGCCAAAGCCATTAAAACTTGCATTTGGATCTTTCAAATCAAGTGAATCAATAAAATCAATTGCAATCTGTTCAAAGCTAGAAATTGCTTCAGATCCATCTTGGTATTCTTTTTCTGACTCAACAGAATCAGCTTTAACTTTCTTACGCTTCAACTGCTGGTCTTTGCCGTTATAAATTACTTTGGCCAGAATTCCTTTGATAATTTCACATGCAGCATCTTTGAGAAGTGGATCAATTGGATCTGGTACAAAACCAATCCGTTTTTTCATCCAGACATTAGCCAGCTTTACCAGACGAGCTTTATCACTGTCTGGTGCAAAATCGCTGCCCAAAATTGAATTTGCGTCATCTACAGTAATAAAGCTCATTGCATTATTCCTTCGGGATTAATTTAAGGAGTTCTGCTTTTGTTGCAGACGGCTTGTAACCAATATTTTTACTAGCCAAATATTCTTTTAATTGATCGTTGGACCAATTTTCAAAAACATTTGTCGCCGTTTCTGTTGCTGGATTTTCTGAAGCATTTCCAGCTTCCAATTCAGTAATACGCGCTTGCATAGCAGCAACATCATTTTTAAAAGCATCAAACTCTGCTTGAATGCTTACTACCTTTCCTTCAGCCGCTTTAGCAGCATTGTCAGCTTGGAGTACAGCATCTTTTAAACGTGAGTTTTCAGAAATTAACTCCGAACTATCACCACTAGCTTGTTCCAAGATTTCGATTTTCTGTTTAAGTTGAGTGTTTTCTTCAACAACTTTTTGCAGTTCAGGGGTAATTCCAATCACGGTACTTACTGTGGCCAAAGTCGTTTTTGCAGGCTCTTCCAATTTGCGAACTTCAACTGGAATATCCAAAGCTTCGTAATCATTTTGGATTTTCGGGTAATCACCGTAAATAATTACTTCTTTAGCACTTCGATTCGGATTTTCGTAATAATCAGGATTGGCAATAGTTCCAACCTCTAACGCAGCTGCAGCAGCAATACGTGTATAAATTAGCTTCATGATGCATTTCTCTTTAATGTAAAAAGAGGGCTTAATAGCCCTCTTATAGTGAGATGTTTATGAGTTAACCAGTTGTTGTGCCAGACAAGTCAAGCAATGTGCCTGCTGTCATTTTGTTGCTAGTAGCATGTTTTTTCCAGTTGGCACTTGAACCAAGTAAAGTAAGGTCAGGGTTTTCGCCTTTTGATGTATCCCAGCTATAACCAAGAATATCTAAGTTGAACGCGCCTTCAGCACGCATTCCAATGCCTAAGTTTTCTTCATCATTGATGTCATAAGCTCGGAAGCCAGGTACTTGTGATTCTGTAACAGTAACCGCACCCATTTGCAAACCAAATGCATCATCATCACCTACAGCATCTGTAACCAATACCGGCTTACCTAAGGTACCTGGTAAACCACCATAGATAACGATTTCAGATTCGCCATAAATTTGCTTAGTGATTGCATCATCGACAATATCGAAATAAGTATCTGAGTTCATCACCCACAAACTAATACGACCAAACTTATCACCAAACTTACGCATACCACGTGTTAGTGCTTTACGGCCATCTACCGCAATACTGCCTTTGGCAACCATATCTGGGTTGCTAGAAATAGCTGCTTTTAATGAGGCTAAACTGTACTGTAAACGTCCTGCAACCAATGCATCTGCTAAATCATAACCAAGAATCATTGCAAATTCTTCAGGTGTACGTGCACGGCGTTTGAATGCCTCTTCAGTGGAAGCATAAGGGCCATATTTATATGGGACTTTTACACCTACAGATTCACCAGAACCAATTTTCTCAGGCACTACTTTGGCGGTTGAATTCACATCACGATGTTTGATGCTACCACCCACTTTGTAGAATGCTTCTTTGTTGAAATCACCTTCAATGATCTCATTACGATAAACAATTGCACCATTAGAGGCTTGGTTAAATACATTCAAATTGTCTTGCAAACGCTCTAAATAAGCAGTTTGTGCCAATTGGTTGTAGATGATCATGTCTGAGTTAACTGTTGTAGTCATAACTACTTATCTCCAAAAATTTAATGATTAGTTCGGCAGTTTTAGGAAAGCATCGTTGCCATGTTCTTTGATGTAGTCAGCTTTCTGAGAAACAGACATTTCACTTCGTTTCATTCCAGTAGGTGCTCCACCTTTGCCCCCACCTTGAAAACCACCGCCAGTTCCTTTACCACCTTTAAGAATTAAGTCTTTATGCTGGTATCCACCAACCAATGACTCTAAAGCTTCATCAACATTTGCAAGTTCACCGGGACGGACGCGCGAATAAATCTTTTCGCCGTTCGGATCATATGCAACCACCTTGCCCTCTTCGATTTTGAAGTGATGACCAAAGGTTGCTTGCACCATATCCACAGGTACTGCAATATTGTCTTGAATGTACTTAGAACGAGCAAAACCACCGCCGATAAGCTCTTTATGCAATGAGGCCTCAAGAGCATCACGTTGCTCAACAATCGGGGCATATTTTTCTTCAACTGCTTTGATAGCTTCAGCTTTGACTTTCTCAACTTCACCGGCATCCACCAGCTTTTTATCGTCGAGATTTTGGATAGTTTGTAAGGCCTTTTTAGCCGCCACTGGGTCTTCAATTCCTTCAAAAGCTTTTAATGCTTTTTCAGCCGCTTCTTTGGCTTCACGGTGTGTTTTAGCTTCATTGTTTAAGCGTGCAATTGTTGCTACCGAATGAGGTGCATCATGTGGCATTTCTTTGCCATCATCATGAATATATATCGGCTTATCACCGTCTACTTCCGCATAAACTTTACCGTCGATTGTTACTGTTTTAAGTTTCATTGGTCATCCAACCTATATACAAAATGGGCATCCGCCCGGATTCACCGTCCGCATCCGCATCTGGCAGGCATTAAAAAAGCGCCCCTTAGGACGCTTCATTTCGATTAAAATCTTAGAAATTTGTTGCAAATAAACGGTAGCCTTCTAGCTCCCAAAGTTTATTTTCGGCTGACTTTTCTGCATTTCCACGAGCCATACGCTCACCAATTTCAGCATCAAAGTTTTCAGCATTCACACATGCACTAAAACCCGTTGCTAGAAAAAACTTTCCATCTAAAAATGCATGTACAAAAGTAGATGTCGTGCCTCCGGGGCGTTGCTCTACCGTATAAGTAACACGCTCCATCAATGAATCAATTTGCGCTTTAGTTACTCGGGGTGCCACAGACTTTTCAGCTAACTCTTGCTCTGTTACTTCTTTGATCATTTTCTTCTCACAAAAAAAGCACCCGAAGGTGCTATGGTTAAAATTTTATTTAGCGTTTCCGTTTTAAATAATCTTTAAAATTCTTGCTTCTTTGCCAGTAGATAAGCCCACTAACAACGAAGAAAGAAATAAAGATGAATTCTGAACTAATACTCATAAGCCCAACTCCTTGAAAGTTTGCTCATCCAACTTTCGAAGTTGGTCCAAGGTATAAAGCTGTCTCTTATAC